ACTTGGATTCGGTTCAGGTGATTACGATTCCACAAGCAATGTACTGACGTCGGGTGCTATCAATCTCGAGGGACCGAATACATTGGTTCTGAAACTTTCGAGTGGATCGGATGAATTCACACAGAGTGTATACACATCAACCCCATTTTACACTGGTCACATTTTACTGGATGGATCAGATTTTATAAACTTTAACGGTACTGATGATACACTCACGCATCATTTTCATACAGGAGCTCTAAAATATATCAAGGATATTCGAGTTGAGTTTTTCTATATGAGCCACGGAAGATTGATTCCTTATGATTTTATGAACCAGGATCACATATTAAAGTTTGAAATTACATGCTCGACTGATAAACTAGAAAATCTACCAAAAGTTGTACTGGACGAGGTGTTACCAAAAAAGCCGATAATAAGTATTCCTGAGGAATTTAAGAATCCTTATAATCGTGAAGTATTGTTCTATATTGGTGTAATTACCTTTTTGGGTATACTACTCATTTCATTTATGAAAAAGAGAGTTTAACGGGAGACCGCGTACACGGGCTGCGCTGGCTTGGAAACACGGGTGGACACACCGGAGATGAGCATGTAGACCACAATCGAGAGGAGAGTGGTGAGGACAGCGGTGAGGGTGTACTGGGCACCACCGTTCTTGGGAACCTTGATGACCTGGCTGATAGTCCAGCGGACCACATCCATCCACGACATGGCGGCGGCAAAGGAGAAGCCGGCAACAATGGCGTTAAGAGACTGAGTCTCGAGTTCCTGAGTGACAAGATTGACAGTCTTAAGAGCAGCCTTCATTGTGAGTTGTATACTATAACGTGGGAAAATATTTTACTCTGGAAGTAATTCTTCTTTTGTTATTTTTTTGTATCGTTGTTTCCTGAGTATTTTAGAATTAGCAAACAATTGTTCATCATCAGATGATTCAGTGCTGTCAGACTCCTGGTCAGAATCCAGCACAGTCAATTTAGTTTTAGTAGCTGAAAAATTCCAACCATCAGGCTCCCATACCGCCATTCTTATTAATAGCATTTTTTAAGATTTGCTCAGCTGGATTGCGCGGCTCCCACGTATGCCAGTTATCGTACGCCTGGTTCATTTGAATGTACCTGGGGTTGTTTCCTGTGTATCGTGTAAATGTGGGGAGTTCACTTTCTGGGACAATCGGTATATCCTCTTCATCTGAATCGGATGCGTCGTACACTTCTGGGTACATACTGCCTGTCACCTGACCAACCGTGTGCATCGCACAATACCTAGCGGCATAATCCACATCTTCTGAAAGAATCACTTCTCTTCCACAAGCTTTGGCGTATTCCCCTGCGAGCACGACACTCTGTTCAAGGACTGGCATAACGATATCAACCATCGCCGTCATATAGTCCTCCGCCTGCTTGTTAGCCATGGCCACGTCATTATCATAGCCGGTCCTCATCATGTTTACTATGTATAATTAAAAAGTTTGACTTAGGTTTTACATGAGTAAAATTTTGTCAAATAAAACGAGACACTATACTAGAATGAACCTCCAGCTGAGAAAATTCAATCCGGAAACGATAACGGATGACAGGGTGTGTGTTTTCATCGGTAAGCGTAATACCGGAAAATCGACTCTCGTGAAGGATATTATGTATCACAAGAAGCATCTTCCAGCTGGTATCGTATTATCAGGTACAGAGGAAGGGAACCATTTCTATTCCAACTTTATCCCTGACCTGTTCATTTATGGTGATTATGACAGGGAGGCGATAGAACGTGTCATGGCACGCCAGAGAAAGCTCGTCGGAGCGGGTAAAGAAAATTGTGGAGCTTTCATGCTTCTTGATGACTGTATGTACGACTCGAAATTTTTAAAGGATACGTGTATACGGCAGTGTTTTATGAACGGACGACACTGGAAGATTTTTTTTATGCTCACGATGCAGTACGTGATGGATCTTCCACCCGCTTTACGTGCGAATGTAGATTACGTATTTATTCTGAGAGAGAACATCATCCAGAACAGAGAGAAATTGTATAAATCATTCTTTGGTATATTTCCCAGTTTCGACATGTTTTGTAAGGTGATGGATGCGTGTACAGAAAACTATGAATGTCTTGTCTTAGACAACACAGTCAAGTCGAATAAGATTCAGGATTGTGTGTTTTGGTACAAGGCTACCCTCAGGAAGAATTTCAAAGTTGGAAGTTCTCAACTCTGGGGAATGCACAAGAAAATGTACAATTCGAAACATGCTGATCAGAAGGAGCAGGATGCGAATAAGGCTCCTAAGAAATCAGCCATCATCGTGACTAAAAGAAAATGATTGCGTCCTACAAACTGTTCAAAAACATATGCGTATATTAAATGTCTTCCACTCGCGTCGATACACTTAATTTATCAGACGACGGTGGCGGGATGGTTCCTTTGCAAGATAACCCATCTACGTCATTTACACCCGAAAAAAATATAAGTCAACATAAAGAGACGATGGATTCTACTCCCATTAACGATATCATGATGGATCATCCCATGATGACCGAAGAACCTAAGATGCAGAGTGTTCAAATGGCTGCCGCACAGCCCCAGGGTATGTACGCCGCTCCCACGCAGCAGGTACAGGAGAAAAAACCCGCTAGCAAATACCCTTTGAACCTCACCGATGATCAGGTCGTTGCCCTGCTCGCCGGTGTATGTGCGGCCATTTCTGTGAGTAAGCCTATCCAGGATAAGCTTGCGACCTCTATCCCCAAATTCCTTAACGAACAAGGGGGTAGAAGTGTGGTTGGTTTAGCGTCTACTGGCGTCATCGCAGCTATCATTTTTTACATCGCCAAGGATTACGTTGTGAAGGCTTAAGCAGTACCTGCTTGCCATCCCATATTACTATAAATCGAATTATCGACACCAGTGTAGTACGTTATTAACGCACCGGCAGCGAATGTCAGTACTAATAAGGTACCTAACTGAAGCTTTTTCATGTTATCAACGGAGGGGTCCTTAATAGCCTCTTCAGTGGGTTTCCAGACCCGGTTAATGAAGTACGTGAGAATGAATCCAATCACCGTAGACGTAAAGAAGAAGCCTTGATCGATGTGGAGTTGGGGAAGACGCTGCGAGTTCATTATCATCCTAATGGCGTTTGGTATGACGATGGTCAAGAAGGCAAGGTTGACGTAATAGTTCGGAGAATATAGAGGAACTTGTGTAATGGCGAACACGATGGCCCAGTATACAATCGCTGTGAGTACGACGTTAATCGGCGTTTTCATTTATAACATGAACGGAGATTATTTATCCTGGATATGCTGACCACAAAACCGAGTCTTGTCGGTAATCTTCTGATAAATTCCCAACTCTGTGCACATTTCCATGAGTTCGACGTAATTAGACCAGAACTGATCCGAGTGAGAATATTCATCAACAGTGGAGTGTGCGAGTTCGTGAATGAGTACATGAAAAATTTCATTCGCACCGCCATCTAAACACATAGTAATCTCCGATCCTTTATTAACATTGAAACCCACTGTATCTTTCATCGTCATACGACCCGTGATGGGTATAGGCCTGACGAGAACCTGAAATTTCTGGTTATTGGTCTCGTGTAAATGGTCTCTGAGCACTCTATACTTTTCCTTCACCTCTACGAATTCCCTGGGTTCTACCGTCGTGTGTAAGATATACGCGTTCACTAACAACAAAATAATAAACAATATCATCTGTTATATACAAAGATAAATTTGCTATACAATTCTGAGATTGGGTTTCCTTTGAGACCCTCCCATAATTGTAATCTAAACCCCAAATCCTCTAGGTGGGTCACGAGAAGGTCTTTGTACGCCACAGGCTCCGACCTCGGTCCATCAGCATAAAAAGGTGTATCCACGAGATTCACAAATAACTTTTCACCAAATCCACCATTCCCATGTTCTTTGAGTTTAAAAAAGTTACCAGTGTCATCACAATATGGTGTTTTGAAGATGATTTTTTCGGAATCTGGGATAATACCCATAAGATATCCTCCAGGTTTAATTCTCTTCTTAATCTCATGAATGGAACTAAAAAAGAGATCCCTCGACGCAAATATATAGTGTAATGAAAAATTAAAACACACGATATCAAATCTTCTGTTGGGGCAGGCGTGAATATCACCTTCATAGAAATTTACCCGCAGATGCATCGTTTTAGCGCGTGACCGAGCTTCCACCAAAGCCTCGGGTTCCGGGTCGCACATGTTTATATTTGCTCCACACTTGTGCCATTTTTGAAGATCTCCACCGAAACCGCACCCCACATCGAGAATATGTTGACCCTCTTTCGTCACGGATTGAATGAGGACTCTTTTCGCATCATTATGATTCTTCCGAATCTCTTCCATATTTCTTACACTCTTCACTCTTTTAAATCACTTAGGTTTATTAGCTTAAAGTTTTGATCCACTCAATAGATATAATGTCTCTCGAAACTGACTACACCACCGTTCCCGGGCAGGTCTTTGCGTGCATCTCTATCATAGGACCCGAATGTCCTCAGAAGAATGATAAATTTGGTATCAAGCTCCGCGGTGCTTTCGCCACCCGTGATGAGGCTGCGAACCATGCCAAGCGTCTTCAAAAGGAGGATCCCACATTTGATATCTATGTCGTGGAACAATACAAATGGCTTCTTATCCCCCCCGATCCCGCCAAGATTGATGACGTTCATTACACGAACGAGAAGCTCGAAGAGATTATGTCTGGATACAAGGAAAACCAGGCACAGGCTACTCGCATGTTTCACGAACGTAAACAGGCCATGATGGACAGCAAGGTCTCGTACACACCCGGTGATGAGAACTCTAAATTTTACACTCGACCTGACGAGCCTCCAATTTCTCACCCCGCAGAGGTTCTCGAACGTCTTAAGAAGGAGAAGCCTGATACTCCCATGGATGATCTGGTCAAGGAGGCTGACGCCATCGTCGCCACTGAAGTCGAGGAGCGACGCAAGAAGCGCGAGGCCGAGGCTGAACTTGGGGAGATCAAGGAAGAGGAAGAATAATATTGATATATACTAAAACATAATGTTCACTATACTAATCACGACCATTCTGGTCAGTGC